AAACAACACAGCAACTTCCATTACAGTAGACAAAGGTGCTGTGGTTGAACCGTCTTCGGTGATTATTAACACTAAGACTAATGAATATATGTTTGTTAGTGCCGTGTCCGGTAACACCCTGACTGTCGTTCGTGGCTTTGCTGAATCGACGGCCGCCGCAGTAACTCAGAATGACGAACTGCTTTACTTGGGTACCGCCAAAAAAGAAGGCTCGTTGGCGCCGAATCCTAAGTACCGCCGTGGAGTTCCCCGTATGAATTACAGCCAGATTTTCCGTAATGGCTGGGGCACGACTCGTACAGCTGAGTACATTAAGTTCATCACTGGAAACAAGGCAACGGAAAACAAAGAAGATGCCGTGTCAATGCACGCGCAGGACATCGAAATGGCTTTGCTGCTTGGCCGCAAATCTCTTAATCAGGTTGATGGCTCTGAAGTGCTGAGCACGATGGACGGCTTGATGAGCATTGTTAAAAACAACACTGCATTGGCCGCTGCTGCAACTCTGGACTCAATTCAGGAATGGATGTACAGTAACTTCGAGACCTGCCCTGAGGGCGTTCCTAATGAACGTGTCGTTATGACCTCTCTCAATGTACTTTATATTCTTAATAAACTCATTAGAGAGGCCGGCAGCTCGTATTACCCGATTGGGACTGCGACTAAAGTATATGGCCTTGATGTGTACGCACTTCAGCTGCCGGGAATGCAGGAAGTTAAGATTCTTGCTCACCCGCTGTTCAGCCAGACTGAGTCGCTTAGCAAATCGATGCTGATTTACCACCCGGGCTTGATTAAGATTGGTTATATGACCGACGCCGAAATCAAGGATGCGACTCCGGTAGGTATGGACGGTCAGGCCAACGTAATTACCTCTGAGCTCACTCTTGAGTATGCAGATGAAAATACCGGAGGCGTTCTCAGTAACATCTATCTGGAGTAACGATTATGCAGTGTGTAATTAGAGTCTATAATAAGAACCTACGTAGCCTCATTACTTCCAAAGGCCACATTAAGTTGGCGAATGGTGTCGGCTTCATTGAGCTGGATTCGGCCGATGAAGTCGGGCCGTTTTCCAAGGAGCTGTCTAAATTTGCTGTTGTTGAGGCAATTAAGTCTGAAGAAGAAAAGCAGCAGGCAAATGACGAAGCGGCCAAGGGACAGGATGAAGGCAATGAACTTGGCACTGGCAATGTTGGTTCAGCGCAGTCGTTTAACTTTAATAACTTAGTTAAGGGCTCGAATCCGTTGCCGTCTGTTAAGTAACAAAGGTAATTAAAAGCCCTGAGGCAGAAACGCCTTGGGGCTTTTTCATATGAAAGGTAATTGAGATGTTTAGTCAAATTGTAGATGATGTTTGCGAGCTGTCAAATAGAATTGATATGCGCGACATTGTTGTTAAGTTGGCTCAGGGCATTATCTCAAGAATTCACAGTAAGCAGTATTTCCAAAGTGATTTGAAGCAACTTGAATTGACACCTGACACGCCTAACTTGGAACTTCAAAGTGCCTCAAAGTGGGTGTGGAGGCGTAATCCAGATGTAAGGTTAATTAACTCTGTTTGCTACAAGCCGCTTGGATTATACCCGCCAAACAATCAGCCTAGTGTTGGGCAGAACTTACTTAACAACTACTGGTACAAAGTGGGCGAGAAGTATGTCTTTGTCTTCGGTGGTGGGCAGAATGTCCTCGGCGAAATTTACGGCTTACCTGTTAATGAAGAGCCGACGTCAATTGAGATAACATATTATAGCTTCCCAAAGAAGTTCGAATATATACCAGAAGCTGAGCGACTTGTTAAATACGATTGGTTGTCTAATGAATGGCTAGTCAGAGAAGATGCCCAAAGCGACGAATGGAAGGCGCTTGACTTGGAAGAAGTTAATGAACGAGAGGAAGAATTGACGGCTTACGGAAACTGGCTTCTCCGAGATTACAAGGACGTGGTAATTTCTGGGACGCTAAGTAAGTTGTATGGCTTGCTTGACGACTCCGAACGTTTCAAGCGTGAATTTGCTGAGTTCAACCAGCTGTTTGCTGTACTTGTTCAGAACGAGCGCTATGCTAACTTTGGGTATTAGAGGGGAGGTAATTGAGATGGCTGATGTAAAAACGCTCCAATTACCTCTCTACGAGGAAGAGAGCAATGATTTAATAGAGCAACTTAATTATAACTTGCAGATAATCGAAGAGCGGCTTCGGGCCCTCGAAGAAGCTGCGGGCGTTAATCAGAATGGAGGTTAATTAAGATGGAATTTTCAGCAGAGAAAAGTAAGTGTGGCAGCAAGAAAGGCGGCCGTAAGAAACTATTCGGAGGCACTTATGTTTTTGAGGGCGCTACAGCTCCTAACATGGTAAGTGGCACACTTGAGGAAGAAGTGCTTAAAGCTATGTTTAAGGGACAGCGGGCTATAACAGCTGTTACAATTAAGTTAGGCCAAATATCCGAGGCCTTTGACAAGACCACGGAGTTAAGCGACATTGTCGAGTCAACTAACTACACCCCTGTAACCCTTACAGTACCTTCCACCTCAGATTGGGACGTGCTTCAAGACGAGTCGCTGGCGTGGTCCATAAAGACCCGTCAATTAACTTTCACAGTTTCCGGCGGCGATTGCCAGTACAACTGTTACTATATGGTTGACCAAGCAGGCAACTTGCTTAGCGTCAGTGCTAAATTAGCTAATGTAATCACAAAGACGGTAGACTTTACAGGATACTATAAGTTCTACTGCTTGTAACTTGAGGAGGCCGCAAAATGGTTTCAATAGTTAATAAGAACTTATTGATATTCAATCCTAATATAACCTATGATAGAGTCGAAGGCAATCAACTTAACATAACAGACGGCTCGAACATTATTCCAACATACAATGGCTACTCAACTGGCCTTGGCTACAAGCCGCTGTTTTTTATGCCGTATTCAAGGAACGTCGAGCTGAAAAAGGTGGTTGATTTACAGGACGATGCTGGGAAGTTAATTATAACAAACAAGTACATTTATAGGTACTCGACTGACACGGGCGATGGAACTGTGTTGTTGATGCTTAGCAGCGATGCCGAAAATGTAAGCGTGGACTACATTGGCTCCTATTACTACATACTCTGTGACCAAGTGCTGTTTAAGTATGACCACTTAATTAACTCTATTCAGCAAATCAGCCCCACGGGATTCCCTCAGAGTGCCAAGTTCATTTGCGCGACGAATAACAGGTTAATTGCCTTGAGTGATGACGTCATAGCTTGGAGTGCTGTTGGCAATGGAGATGACTTCCAGCCGAGTACAACTACCGGAGCCGGTTTTCAGAGTCTGGACTCACTTAGCACTGGTAAGGGAATTGCCTTGGCTAAAAAGAAAAACGGCTTTTTGGTGTTCACATCTGACAACGTAATTAGTGCCACTGAGCTAAACACGGCTTTGGTTTACAATTTCAAGGAAGTTAGTAAGCACCGGATTCTCAATCGAGATTGCTGCTTAACTAGCACCTTTGGCATTGTATACTTCATTGACTCAGACAAGAACCTTTACAGCTATGAAGATTTGGGCTCGCTGGGCTCAGGTGGGTTCAAGGTCGTAAATGAGCTGTTAATTGACTATTTCAACTCAATCGACATCGACATTGAATACCTCGACTTACTGGAAACTCGTTACCTTGTAGTTAATTATTATGGCAACATACTTGGCATCGACTTGCTACTCGGGCGCGTTTTCAAGGTGCAGCACGCATTAACTGCTGTTCGTGGTTTCAACTTCATTAACTTCCAGCACTTCTGGAACTTCGAATACCGCAGTGCTTATAATACAGAATTTAATGAAATAAGCTACTACGGCAACAGGCTGCACGTTGAGTCAATTGGAAGCTTGTCCGCAGAGCAGCCTGACACAATGTGTGCTTCAATTAACCTCTATTCAGAATTGCCACTCGCCGATGCCGTCATAACGCATTTAGTTGACAAACTCGAACCTGACTTCAATAAGCTTGCTCTGCCATTACCTCTTATATTCGATGAAGACCTAAATGACAGCTTGCTTAATGAAGACTTAAATGACAGCGCTTTTGATGTTGACTTGAATGATTATGATAATACGTGGAGTAGTGGCTTTGAATTAAGTTGCGGTTTTGAAACAGATGTGTGTCAACAGGCAAAGCGCATTGACAAAGTGGACGCGTTTTTTGAGTTTAACTCAATTAGCTTCGCCCCAGAAATCCCCATCGAGTGCACTACTGTGATAACCCGAGTGGACACTAATATGTCAAGTAACAGGCAGGAGTTCATTTGGGACTGCCAGCTTCAAGCGCCCCAGCTTGACTGCACTGTTACCCAGGAACCTGATTTCGAGTGGAACCAGAATATCTCAATGGGGTATGATGTGTCAATTACCTTGACATCTTCAACTGACGCCTACGGAAACTTGCCACATCATAAGGTCTTAATTGAGGACAAATACTTCGTTGGGCGCCGCCTCGTAGGTAACATCTACAACACTGGCGTTTATCATATGCTCAATTATGCTGTAAAAGGCTTTTGTGAGATAACAGGGATACAATTTAACTTATTTAAGGGAGGTCTTATTTATGACAGATAGATTACCTAGCAGTGATTACCAAGGCCGAATTTCACAGTTGGGCTCCGGTAACTTGGAAGAAATCAATGCAGTTTATAACCCTCGAGAGTTCTTCGTTGACACTCGAAACTGGACAGTGGCAATTCACGATGGTGCAACTCCAGGAGGCCATTGGCTTGCTCGGGCCGATTTCAGTAATGTAGCTTCATCTGATATTATCAACCAGCTTGAGAATATTCCTGTAACTAAGTTGGCCTTAAACACCTACGAAGGAACTTTCATCAGCGAGGGCGGCAACGATGTGCTGTCCGGAAATAACCCTCAATTAGCAAAGGTGTCGCTTGGCGGCGCCGCTGCGGTTGACTCAAGTGGGTTCATTTTTTGCCAAGATGCTTCAAATGCTAACTTAAGCAGCTTCTCCGGAAAACGCGTCGAAGCACCTTATGCCACATTCAATATGGTCGGCAATGTTACATTGTCTGGTGGGGCCGTTTTGCACTGTTTCAACTTAATTGGCTCTAGTGCGTACACCTTGACAATTGAAGAAGGCTGCAAACTCATTGTAGATGGAACCGTTAGCGGCACTGACTTCATTACCGGAGCTGGCTCTGTCTACATAGGCAATTACTCAGCTGCTTGCTTCAAAGATACTTTCCAAGGAGATTACTCAACCGGAAATTCTCAGCAGCCTATGTGGACTGCTTTCGAGTCGCTTAAGTACTTAGAAGGCAATGGAGTTGTAACCTGCGATGGCGGCACCACGACTTTGACGGCTATGATGAACCCACTTAAAGCCCAGATGCAGCTTTATTTAGATTCTGGCGGTACTAAGGGAGTGGCCACTAGGACTCGCAGTGCAACGGCCAATGGTACTATAAAAGGAAGTTACTTTATTTGGGATAAAGGAGCCTCTACTTGTGTTCGGCCGTTAATTAGGTCAACTTCATCAAATGGCGCCCCGAACTACTCCTCTGAATTGTACAACGGGTCGCTTTTTACGAGCAATAAGTCGTGGAGTCAGCCAGTCTTCATTAGTGCCACTGCCGCAGGGCCGGGCGGATCAACAGCCCACATAATTATCTCTGACCCAAATGGTACTCAATTAGAGAACCACCTGTTTTACGGCCACTTTACTGGAAGCAGCTCGGGTTGCTCGAGCGGCCAATTCATCATTCCCGCTAATTACCACGTGCGGTTCAATAAGAATGGTTTGGCTTACAGAGATAATTGTGTGGTTTGGGGCTACAACCAGAGTAGCTTCAGCAACTTTATGCGGATGCGGATTTATTAAACTTAATTGACGAAAGGATAGAAAATGAGCAAAGGCGTTTTACGAATTGCTAATGTTACTGGAGAGGGTGTTGACTACAACGACCGTGAAATCAGCACCGAAACCGGACAGACGCTTAGCGTTTATTTGAACAATGCTCGAATTGACTTGGCTCGTGCTGATATGACTAATGTAGAAGCTGATGCTGTTAGGAGTAAAGTAGCAGATGAACTTCAAGAACTTGAAGACCAGCTGTCAGCTGTTACTGCGGAATCCGGAGCAAATTCAGCTACGTTGCCGAAAAAGAAGGATTTGTTAATTGGGTTGACTAAACCCTATACGGCCGATATTGCCACGGTCAGCTCGACTAATACCATCTTACTTAAGTCCTTCCAGTGGTTTAACGGCACGGACTTGGTACAACATCAGGAAGAAACTGTTACAATCGGGCCGGAATATGCAGGCCAAGTTGTTTATGTTGGACTTAATGAAAGCGGCATTGGGGAAATAAGTACATCAGATTATGACATCTACTTAGCCCTGTGCAACATATATGTTAATGCAGATGGCGACTTAACGGCCTCGGAGCTTTCAGTGCGGCCGTTTTTGGCTGATTCAAGTACATTTGGCCGCGACCACCCTATAATGGTAGTTAACTTCGCTGCTCAAGTAACTTCCTCAGATTCGGCCAAGGGCTTGAGCTGTCAAAGTTTCGACTTAATTAAGGAAGGCATCAACTATGCCGGTAATTCCCAGCGGCCTGACCGCAAGCTGTTTCCGGCTATGTCGTCAATTAACTTCAAATATTACTACCCTAATTATGACCACGATGGTGAAACGGCTCAACCTAACATTCAGCCTTATTACTACAATACAACAACGAGCGCGAAAACGCTGCTTGCCTCAAGTAACGGCGCGAGTAAATTTGTGGTATTTCGGCTGGTGTTAATTGAGACTGGGCAAATCCTCCTGTTGCTTCAGCAGGTTTCTGACGAAAGCCAGCTGTTTACCTCTGTGCAAGAAGCGGAGATTGGCTTGAAAGACCTTAATTGGAACCTAAGCCAATTAAGCAGCCGCGCAATTTACCTCGACCAGTTCATTGTGTGTTCTGCTGACTTAACTATCTGCCAGATGGCCAATGTTGCTGAAGTCAGTAATTCGCAGAATATCACGATTAACCAATTTGTTTATGGAGTACTTGATTCAGTATCGCAAGTGCCAAACACAGTTGAGGAGTTTTCTGCAGTATTCTCTGGATTAACTCCGGTAGTTGGTGGGTGGTTTTTTGTGAAAGGTTCTCAAGTAATGCTCCCTCCAGGTACGTTAGCTGATGGTGGATTATATATGTATCGTATTAAGTCTATAATCTCAAGTAATATACAGTACGATTCTTGGCAAATGGCTTCACGAGATTACGCTACTAATCAAGCTTACTATGTTTCTCAGTATTCAGCACCTTACATTGCTGTTGCTGATGGTTCAATCGGAATCGGAAGTACATTTATCGGTCAAGTTACAATAGAGCCTAAAGTTAATAACCCTTATGCTAAATATACTTTATCAAATTCATCTGGTTGGCCTTTAATTGACGATAATGGTTCTCTTGCCGTAGCATTAGCTGGCTGGAAGGAGGGTATGCCATTTAATGCCAAGATGCTCTGTGCCGCAACTGAGAAAGTGATGTCAAGGAACTCTCAAATTAGTGCTGCGGATAATGCTGCGGTTACACTTGATAACCAGATTAAGCACTACACAATTAGAGTAACTCATATGGCCGGCAGCGCTAAATTGCCTGTTGCTATCACAGTTCCGGCCGGCATTCCGGATGATGCGGTAATTACCTTTGAGCTGTTAATTGACTGCTCTGACTCAAGTTACGGCCCGCTGGTAACCGGCGTCGAATTTACAATTAACGGCTCAGCTGTTACACCTTACTGGATTGACAGCTCTGAGGGCACATTCCAAGAGTCGAGTGCTCCATATAAGTTAATTGCCTTGCGGCGTTCATTTAGGTATAATTCGACGGCGGCGCTTCCGGGCTACGAGCCTCAATGGATAGCCAACATCGAAGCCGAATATGACACCACGACGTAAATTAGGAGGAATAAGTTAATGGTGATAAGAACTTCATTAAGGCCCCTTGGGAAAGGGGCCTCGAATTTAGTCCCTCTTGAATGGTTCAATGGACTTACTTTGACTTACCCAGATGAACCTCAGATGACAAGTGAATATAATGCTGACCACGCAGGGCGGTCAATTTACAATCCTTATATGCAAATGTATGAGGATAGGCTTCGTGGAAGATTCCTAAGTACTGGGCAAAATACATATAATTGTAGACAGAATTATTACATACCTGGGAGTCTAAATGAACTACTGCCAGCTGGTCTGGTTCAATTTAGAAATATGATTAGATTCAAAGGTTCTGGTTTTACTGCTAATTCAAATAATGATGAAGAAGCTATTGACAGTGCTGAAATGATAAGTAACTTTAATTATCTTGATAGTCAATTAACTTTCACTTCAAGCGACAGTCCTGTAGCTATTAAGGATAACACACCCAAGATGTTTGGCCCTGTTTATGAACCTGCTCAGAAACATTGGTACGCATCTACTTATTATGCTGATTCAGGCCTTAATCAGATTAACTTGCGAACCGCCAGAGATGCTTCGGCCAACCCTGAGAATTGGGTCTTAATGAAGAGGGCATATATAAGTGGAGTTTCTAGCTTTTCAGGCAGTAGCCAAATTTACGGCCCCTTTAGAAACAACGCGTCAATGATAGGTGTTATTGCAAACAGACTTAATGGGGCTCCCGGCTTAGAATCTCAATTAAGTGAGCATCACGGGCTTAAGTCAGGTGGCTCTTATTCAGATGGAGCATCTTGGGTATCTCAGGAAACGGCAATTAAGTTATATCTGCATCGAGGAAGTGCGTCGAAATTTGGTGACGCAGTTCCATGGAGCTGCTCTTATCATTATGTTAATAGCTTGTATGGTGCATTTTGCGTTATGGTTGATATGTTTACGTATAGCCAAGTGGCAAATTTTTACGGTGATTCATTTCACTATGCTAAAGTATCTTGGTCTGCCCAGACTACCACGCAGAACATTGACGGTGTTATGTCAACTAATCAGACTTTTTGGGACGCTACTAATGAGCAGAAAATCTCAATTTACTCCCCTTTTGCTATGAACAACATGACACCTTATGATAGGTTCTTAGCGGTGCTAAGAACTAACACCTTAGCTGCGCCACATACGTTACTTATCTTAGATTGCAATTTTCAGCCTCAAGCTGGAAATACTATACCAAACAACAGGCTTAGCTTTACTAATACAGGCATAGCTATAGCGGACAATTCGAATAAAGTTATGTCATTGCATTCAATGGCTAATTACCTACTTGTGCAGAGAGCAGATTACTCAATTAGGTTGATTCCATTTGTTGACTCTGGACTTCCAAGTCATAATGTATATAAGGAATTTAAGCCGATTTTTGGTGGTTCAAGTAAATGGGCTGTTATTGGCTTCTTCCGCAATTATATTTACTTCGTGCAAATTAACAATCCTGATGAGCGGATGAGCCGAAATATGGCCGAGAACAAGATTGTCTTAGGCTCAAAAATCTGCCGAGTTAGCATGTATGATTTAATGAAAAAAGACTAGGAGGATTAAAGATGATTAACACTATATGCTCAATTATCATTCTAACCCTATACGGGGCTTTAGTTAACCGGATTCGGGGTGGCCTTGAGCTACCTGGGTTAGGCGAGTTGCCACTTAATAAACTCTGGCAGCCACTCACGTATGGATTGACTATGGCGAATTTTGCCTCGAGTTACTGCCCCGAAGCTGTAAGCCCAATTACTTATGCAGTACTTAATTGCCTTACTATGTACCTCGGCCAGCAGATTTGCGGCTGGGGAACCTATATAGGTGAATTGACTACGGGGCAGCAAAGCTCTCGTGAAGAGTGCCCTGCTATAGATGAGTTAATTAAGAACATAAGTTCACCAAGAGTTTATGGATTTTGCGGCTTGTGCCTTCGTGGCCTTGTTTGGACATTCTTAATTGGCTTACCCTTATACTCCATACCCCTAATGCTGTCGGGGCTGTTAATGGGCCCGGCATACCTAATTGCCACTTTGATTTGCCAAGCGCTTAATTGTGCCGAGGGCAAAAATGCTTGGAACTTAGGTGAGTGGGTTTGGGGCGGCCTACTTTGGTTCTGCATCGCATTAACTGCTATAGTGTAGCTGAAGTGGCAAGTTGACATTTACGCGAATTATTGGTACAATTATTATGAGAGAAGCTAATTAAGAAAGGAATTTACAATGCCAACAGACTTTGAAATAATGCCTTGCTTAGCATTGATAGCAATTATCTTGCTGAGTACATTCGTGCCGTTTATCACCTCGTGGTTACTTAAGATGCAATGCAACAAGCGAGAGCTGGCTTTTAGGTTCATCTCAAGGAAGTGGATAATTACAGTAATTCCGTGCGCCACTGTTGTGTACCTAGTTACTTTACACGAGTCACACATGGAAACTAAATTGATTGCCTATATCATAATTTGGGCCTCGTGCGTTTCTGGGCTCTTTCTGCTTGGTGAACATGTAAGTCAGGCGCTTTCTAAGCTGTACTCAATTAAGTATAAAGACGTAAGCATCTCATTTGATGCTGGTACTGACCACATTAAGATATCAGAAAAGGACAAGTGCGATGGGAAACATTAAGCTCCTGGGCGCTTTTTTGGCCCTGCTGCTAATTGTCTTGATGGTGTCAATTTGGTATGCAGAACGCCGCGAAGCAATTGGGTATGCCAGGGCGAAAACTGAAGTTAATGAACTTATAAAAGTTAAGGAGCAAACAGATGATAAAATCGCTCAAGCTTCTATTGAAGTTAATAAGCGCTTTAATGAAATTAATAGCAGCAGTAACAGTTGTGCTGATTATTATAGCAGCCTTGTGCCTGCTGAGTGCTTGCTCGACTGAGCGGGTAATTGTGCAGAAAGTTCAATGCGCCCAGCTCGTTCGACCGTCAATTAAGACCAATGGCGACCTTGTTCAATGGACGGCATTTCTAGAACGCGCCTATGGCTTGTGCAACGAGCGGCCAATTTTGAAGAAAGTTAATTAAGATGAAAGGAGATAATTAAATGTTTGGTATGACCGGATTAACCAGTAAGCTTTCTGGCTCTTATTCTAAAGATAAGTCTAAGACGCAGGAAAGTTCATACACTACGCAATTTAGGTCCGAGCTACTTGACGCCCTCAACGAAGCGGCCTTGGATAACCTTGATGCTTATAGCGACCTAATTAACACTGAAGACCCTCGGGCCACCGGAGCTTATGACACTTTGGGCCAACTTGCTGAAGGCGGCAATATCGATGTAGATGCTATTATGGCGGCTGCTAAGCAACAGTCAGACGAAGCACTCGGCCAGAGCTATCAGGACTTAGCTAGGTCTGTTGGTGCCGCTGACAACTCGCTTGTGCAGGCTTTCTATGACGAGGCCGTTACCAATGCTGCGACTCAATTAGCTGGCAAACGTGCTGAACTCGAGGCCGAAGCCGGCGACCAGCAACTTAATGCGAGCCAGGTGTTACTTAACTCCTTGGCGCAAGATGAAGCAATTAGCTTGGAAGCCCTAAACAGCCTGCTTGGCATCTTGAAAGGTGCTGAAACTAAATCGCAAGGAACTAGCTCCACCAGTAAAAGTGGCTACCAATTATCTAGTGATATTAAGGGAAAGTTTAGTCCGAGCAGTCTTTTCTAATTTGAAGGAGATTAAGTTATGGCCGAAAATAGTAGTAAATTAAATCCGTTGACGGAAGAGGCCTTGGTTAATTACATTGTTGAGCACGAGAAAGTTCCTTATTCGTGGAGTAGCTCCAAGCCGCAAAACACATTTAAGGAACTTGATGCGGCTCAATCTCCAGTAGGTGCTGCTTTGGCCCAGGAGTACATTGACCAAGCCAACTCAATTAACAACACTCAGCAAGAAGCACTTAACAGAGCTAAGCTCCAAGATGACATTGATACCAGCGAAACGGCTTTGCAGTTACTTAACCGTAAAGATGAAATCCGCAAGGAGTATGATAACTCAATTAGCTCTAAAATTCCGGGGGCACTCAAGGTACTCTTACCATTTTTGGGCACCGGTGACATCGCGTATCAGCAAGACCTTGCTCGGGTGGACAATCAGCTTAGTGAGTTAAGTAAGCAGAAAGAGCAGAAAGACCTTAATTACACCGCCCGAATGATGCTGGCTACTGGAGCTAATCCCTTTGATGAGCAGCGGGCCGCAAATTTGCAGAAGCAGTTCATGGACCAAAGGGAGACAATTAGCTCTAGTGTTTCAACACCTAATACAGCCGACCTTTTAACTGATGTCTATAGAGATGGGCAGAAAGCTATTGGTAGAGGAAGCGGTGGTGGAGGAACTAAAGTAGCTGAAGCTTGGCAACCACACTACAACATTTACAATGATTCTAATAGACAGCGGATTGACTTGGCAAGTCAATTTAACGGCGGCGAATACGCAACGCAACCTAAGTTTGTGGCCGCTAAAGCTGCCGCTAATGCTGGTGAAGAAGCCCTTAAAGTTGGTGACCCTGTGGTACTTAAAGAAAGCTGGACAGTAGCTAATAAAGAAGCTGATGAAGGCTTTAAGGAAATTAGAAACAACCTAAGTAAAGCAGGTCAAAGATTGTTCGACGCGGCAATTAACGGTAATGGCGTATTAAATCAGCAGAACAAACCCATAGCTTCTGATTACTTTCTCGAAACCGCAAATGAGTCTGTGCCTTTTGAAGAAGCTGCTACGCTTGAGGGCCGAATTTTGCGTGATGCTAGATTAAGTTATCAAGGTAGAGTAATATCTGAATTTAACAAGTTACCGGAGCATATACGGAGTACTGTAGCTGATGTGTTTGCTAAGCAGAATAAAAGGACATTTAACAGTGAAAGTCCTACTGATGTTCTGATGGCAGATATGTTAATTAGGAATAATACTGGCGGTTTTACTAAGGATATTCAGAATGCCTACCTCAACCAAATTAACTTCGACAAAATTTACGAAGATTCTGTGATTGCAGCTTCGAGCAAGAATAAATTTACTGAGGGCATTGAACAAGAGTTCGTTGACTTCACGTTGAATCGCCTCGGTGAAATAGCTGAAAAAGGACGCCCTGATTTGGGGAAGCTTCTTAATGGTGTTAGCTTATACCAACAGGAGGCAATTAACAGGCAGTTGAAAAATCCGCTTACGGGTCTTCAGGCCCTCAAGCTCTTAGCTGACAAGTATGTTAAAGCTAAGATAATCACGCCGCAAACTTATGCTATAGTTAATGAAGCGCTGGAATCTCCTGAGGTTACCAATATGTTTATCGACTCTAAGCAAGTTCAATACACTTATGGTAGCTATGGGATTAAAAGTCTGACTGCTGTCAATGACCTTCCAACTATGGCAAGTAATATCAATCAATTCCGCAATAGACAAATTGCGTCTATTAGGAACATTAACAATAGGAGTACATCTAATGGCAAACGTGAATGAAGCTCTGCCGCCTGAAGTGGAAGAGTTGCTTGAGCTGCAATTTGTCAAAGAAGAGATAATTGACGATGCGATGCCCAAGCAAGAGCGAGCCGCTAAGCAGGTTGGTGAAGTTAATGAAGTCCAACTTCAGGCTGAGCAGCAAGCAGCTATTGAAGACTTACTTATGAATTACGAGTCGACACCTGATGGACTGGCACAAACTGTTATGCCTGATGAAGTTGAAATGGACGAGCTTCTTGCTCCGGTCATTGATGCTAAAGTTCAGGAAGATATTATTAAAAGTGAGCAAGCTTTGCAGAGCAGGTCAGTGGATTCCGAGGGCGGCTTTATGGATAAGTTAATTAAGGGCGCTGGCTCTTTAGTTGATGCAATTAGCTTGCCAACTCAATTAGCTGCTAAAGCCGGAAAAGCAGTTGGAGAAGCTGTTGTTGATGCGACTAAAGCAACTTACTCTGTCGGTGAAGGCCTTGGTGAAACTGTCGCTGGTGTAAAGGTAGCAACTGAAAATATGAGCGCAATTGAAACTACTAAATCAATTGCCGGAATCGGCTACTTGGCGGCCCTGAATACCCCTAAAGCAACTGCTAACATTGGCGACTTCTTAATTAACTCTGCCCGCAGAGCGGCCGGCGCATCTGGCGATTTCCACGGGTTTCGCAACATAGTTGACCAAGCTTATGATTTCATCGGACTTAATGGCCGCGATGATGCTGAGAGTTACGCAGCTATAACCGAGGCAATTACCGGTCAGGCTGACGAGGCCAGCGAGGCCCAACTTTTCGCCGGGCGGTTCCTTGGGAACCTTGCGTCAATTGGAGGTGCAATGGGAATTACCAATCGAGCTATGGGAATTAAAGCAGGTTGGTATGGGAATAAAAGCCAGTGGGCCGCTTATGAGAAAGCCAGTTCATTAGCTTCTATCGGCATTAAACCGATTGGCGAGGTGGCGACTCAATTAGCTATCCCACTTAGCCGCAATGTTGCTCAGGCCGCAACTAGATCTGGAGTTGGTGAACTGGCTTTCTTAGGTGCTTCTTATGAAGACTCTTATGGTAAAGCAGTTGATGAATACCTGAATGTATATAAGGAGTCGCCTAAGTGGTCTTGGGGATTGCTGCTTGGTGGAACCGCTTTTGAGGCCATCGCAACGATGCGGCAAGCCAAGAATACACTTAATCAGCTTACACGTCAGGCTAACTCAGTGTTCAAGCAGCGCGCTTCAATTAAGCCCACTACAAATTTCGCCTTCGGGGAACAAGTTCCTAATAACTCTATTGCTTTCGTGGCGGCTAAGGAATCGGGTAAGCAGCTTTCCCAAGTTGAGCAGGTTATTACAGCTGATCTTTCCGATTTACTTGCTAAGGGCAAAATCGACTCGAAGCTGTTTTCTGATGCCAAGGCCGAATTGACTCAGATGAAGTCAATGAACGACCAGATGAGTAAACAGTTACTTGGGAAGCTTGCGAAAAATCCGCGTGAAGCTTTGGTGCTGAGTAACTTAGCTGACCAGAATCCAATGCTCTTAGCTGCTACTGACAGCATTAAGGACTATAAGACCTTGCTGAAAAATGAGCCGGTTAAAGCGGGCCAAAATTTGAAGTCAATTAGCTTGAAACAAGTTAATAACCTTGCCAAGAAAAATCCACAGAAGAGCTACTTCGTGGTTCACGAAGATGGCACTGTTACTCCGGCCGCGCAAATCAAGCCGAGGTTCATTGACTACGCCAAGAAAAGCGATTTCACGAGAGATGCTTCTGGTTTCTTGCAATATCGTGTTGGCAAGAAAGGTTTGCTTAACACACTGACTGTTGACCCTCGAGTAACTGCGCCGACTTTCAGCACCGCTGAAGCTTATGCCTACTTAATTAAGGCTAATGCTGAGAAGCTGGGTAAAGTGAGTAAAGAGGGCCAGCTTGTGAATAAGAAGATAATTGAGGCTATGGACAAAATGGCGCCCGAAAATCCGTGGGTCGCTAATGCACTTGCACAGTTAATTGAGGACCAGCCGCAAATTGCCTCTAAGATGGTTTTGGCCACTCCGAAGTCTTACCGGACTATGGCTGATAGATTTACCAAGCATTATCTGCTACGTAAATTAGACTTAGGGTTGGCTGACGACTTAGTTGCTGAGGTGCAAAAATTCGGCTACGAAGTTACTGACCAGTCCAAATTTGTGAGCCGGCTTTACAAGGGGCAACTTAGCCGAGATGTCAACTCAAGCGGCCTTAGGGATGCTGGCTGGAACAAGCTTGACTTGACTCCTCAGGATAAGTTGGTTATTGAGGTTGACTCGGCTAAACTTAATGAATACGAACAGATGCAAAATGCTCGGGCGATTTCGGAGGCCAATGCCGCAAACTTTAGCCAGCAGTTAATTGACATCGGACAGCAAAATCCGGCCCTGAGAGGCCTCGCCGATATGTTCACGAAGAATCCTCTGGTGGACCAAGTTCGGCAGGTTGATGACATTGTAGGCAGCCACTTGCCCGGCGCTTTGGGTAATCTGTTCAGTAAGATGTATAACTACATTGGCGATACTACGATGGCGGCCGTCAATCGGCTTACAGAGTTAAGTAACAACTCTATGTACAAGTATCTTACTGACCGGATGCAGCCTCTTAAGCAAGTAGGTGAAAAACTGGGCGAAATTGAGAAGGTGCAGTTAAATAAGTTTGCCAAGTTAACTAAGATGGGCTTCGAAATTGGTGACGATTTCACCTTGATGACTACGGCTAAGGTGGTTAATGGGGAGGAAATTGAAATGCTTTCCACTAGGAATGCCATCGCCATAGACAGAGCTGAGCGACTTGGGTTGCTTACTCCAGACCAAGCTAATAGCTATCGTAACTTAGAGACAACAGCATTGCCAGACTTAGCTAACATTGCTGAGGGCAAAACTCTGGAGCTAAGCGAATCTACAGAAGAGTTCCTTAACTTGTATAAGTCAATTAACAATGAGCTATACAGCGGGCGCAAGCAGATTGTCAGGGCGTTTGGTGGTAATGCGCAATATACGCAGCCTTTTCACATAGCTAATAAGCTGGGCTCTGAAGTTAATTTCATCTATGATGGCGACCAGTTAATTAGCACCGTAACTGCAAATTCGGCCAAGGAGCTTAAAGCGGCCACTGCTAAGGAACTTGAACTTCTCAATCAGTACTCACCTATGTGGGCTGGCAAGGGTTCTAAGCTACAGGTGAAATCTCGGGCCGACGTTCAGCGCGACCACTTAATTGATCCCGATGAAGAGTGGCTCGGCTGGGTTAATGCCTCGGGTGAGTACAGTAAGTTGAAGTATAACAGCGGGCGTTTGGACAGAACGTCAATTGGCTTGGCCTTCGAATACGACCCGGACATTGCCTCGACTTTGTACAACGACTTAATTAAGCGCGGTCAAGGTTTGGGCAAGATGTACCAAGGGGCGTTCTTCAATCGAGAGGCTCAGTACGCCAAGATGCTTGGCGAGAATTCTGGCACTTCTCCTGAGGTTCGGACGGCGATTCGCGAGTACATTAACTTACTGAACGGCCGCTCCGTTAATACCTCGCCGACGGTTCAGAAGTTCAATGAAGTTGTGGATAGCTTCTACAGTTCAATGTGCGATTTGCACTCAAGTAAGTTGAATGATCAAATTGCCAAGGACTTGAAGATTGCCGATGAGCAGAAGCTGATGTCTAATGTAATTGGGAAGCTGCCAAAAGCTAATGCCCTCGGGGTTACGCATAAACTTCAGCAACTTGTAAACTGGAGCTTGCTCCGCTTTGGTCGTATGAGCCAGGCTGTACTTAATGTACTTGGTGTTGTGCCAATGAGCCACTTTGCTACTATGTCGCTTAACCCGACTAAGTGGGAAGATGCCGCTAGCTATGCTGCTCGAGTTGGCTTCTACGGACGCGAAGTTGATATGACCCGGCGTTGGGGTACCGTCGATTGGCTTGGTGCTTTCTTCGAGGCAACGAAGAAACAGTTTAGTAAGAAAGGCAAGGTGATTCTCCAGCTGGCCGAAAAGCAGGGGTATGTTAGCCGAGATGCCAACATGCTTCGTGATATTGTATTTGAGCCGACTAAAGTAGCTGCCGATTCTGGGCTGTTCAAGCAGGCTTTGAAGTTAATTAACAAGGGTGCTACAGCGGCCGCCGACCAGACGGAAGAGTTAAGTAGGTCTTTCAGCTTCCTGATGGGCCACGAACTTGCTGGGCGCGCTGGCTTGAAAACACAGCAAATGAGGTTCATCTTTGCTAAGCAGTTCTCTGACAACGTTGTTGGTAATTACAGCGTGCTGAATAAACCCAACGTATACAGAGGTGCTGTGCCTGCGCTACTTGGAACCTTTAAGACGTACAAGCTCAATGTAATGCAACAGTTACTTGACGCCTACTCTCTGGGAAACGCCTCAGTGCTCAAAGCATTTGGGACGCAGTACTTGACTTTCGGGCTCAATTCGCTGCCCTTTAGTCAATTAGCTCAGAATGTGATTTTTCCGGTTGAGGGCGAAGAGGATACTTATAGTTACTTGAGAAATATCTTGGGAAGCGACTCTGCTGCTCGGGCCGCAATGTACACCTTAGGCTCACTTGTTGATACTGACTTAAGTAGCCGTGGCGACATCGACCCTGTTACTGGAGGCTTCTTGCCAATTAACGGTTCATTCACATTACAGGACATTAGCCCTGTTGTGTCAATGCTTGATGATTCTGTTAATTTGGTTAAGGATATGTATGGGGCAATGAAGAGCGAAGTTGGCCTGAGCGCCCATCGGCTTCAAGAGTTAATTAGCCAGTATTCGCCGGTGTCGTCAATTAGGGCTTTTGCTAAATTGGGCAACCAAATGTATGATGAGAACGGGAATGAGTTTACTTACTCAGTTGACCGCAATGGAAATATCCAGCGGATTAACAGCCTAGTTACTGCACTTGGTTTCAACTCAATTGAGCAAGCAGAAAATTGGCGCCTCGAATCCCGAATGCGGGCTAGGGACGCAATTAACCAAGAAAAACTTAATGACCTTCGAAAAGCCTTTAAGGCCGGCTTTAGGTTCTTGCGGTCAGGTAACGTGCAAATTGATACCGACTTAATTACCAAAGCATTCGAGGGCTACATTAAGTCTGGTGGCTCAATCGACGCCTTTATACCTTGGGCGCAGGCACAGTATAATGCCGCTACTATGACTAAGGTTGATAGGCAGATTGAGTTGCTTGGCTCACAAGACAGTGTTGCGGCGTTTAATGATATGCAGAAGTTAATGAGTGCTTCTTCCTATGAAGCCTACAGGGACTTGTTTGAGCCACTTGAGGACTAGGGCGCCTTGCGGCGCAGAGATGGTGCCTTGTAGAAGTTAGTGGAAATTGAAAGGAGGGTAAAGAAAATTAAAGCACAAAAATAGGGTGGAATCTTAATTGATTCCACCCTTTCTTTTTGCTACCTTAACTTGCTTCGTTGATACGATTTAATTTAGGAGTGATGTTCTGGCAGGTTAAAGTAGCTTGGCTCTCGAAAAGTGGCCTCTCGAAGATTCGGGTGAATATTCTCACCTTTGAAGTGGTAGTCTACTTCATCGAGATAATTAGCTGTTACCTCACCCCTTAGCACATAATTCGAGATGATGCGCAAAGCCCGAGGAACTTGCGTGGCCCATTTTGAGTCTGCGAGTTCATTGAGCATTTTAAGTGCATTAACATCTGTCATCATTTCCTGAAACTTGAGGGCCGCGGCTCGGAACTTAACGAACTTCGAAAATCCATAGTGCCCTAAGTTGAATATCAAGTAGCCGAAGACTGGCCTGATGACCTTGCTCTTGTACTCGGGCTGTGTTTCTGCCAAGTTAATTGACTTCACAATATCATTAGCGGCCCAGCAGACAAGTTGCTCGCGGCCGAGTTGCAGGCCTTTTTCAAGCCGTAATTTGTCTTCAGCTGTTAATTTATGCCCCAACCCAATGGTCTGGTTTCCAGTGGTATCTGTATACAGAATGTCCGACCAGCCCTCAATTAAGTAGTACAAGTAAATTGTGCTGCCCGAAATTTTGAGCTCCGGCCAGTGGGTTTGGATTCGTTTGGTTATGGCGCTTATAATTAAACGCCGCTTATCTATTCCCATAGTTAATTGCCTTTCCTAAGTTCATTGAAGATTCATCGAAGATTTGGCCGTCGAGTAGAAGCGCACATTGTTAGCCCCAACCCAAGTAAATACTTTCTTTTCATTGACGAAGCCCTGCAAAATGGCACTAAAGTCAGCGTCCCGCATATCCTTAGCTGCTAGGCGGCTAAGTTCTGTATAAGTAATTGGGGCCTCTGACTGCCTGATGTAATCAAGCAGCTTCTGCTTGGCTTCACTCAATTTACTCAAACCATATTCACCAAGTGCCTCAGGCATTAGCGCCTCCGTTGTGCTCAAAATCTCATCGGCATCTTCATAGATTTCTTTTGTTAATGTAGTGCTATTTGATAAGATGGCGATTGACATTGCCGTCTTAATTAAGTGTATATGTCGCCGCGCGTTGTAATACGTGAAGCGGAAATCCTTAACTTGCTTATTTAACATATAGAGATTATCTAAAAATTCTGCTGCTTCTGGTGTTTCGTCAAATGTCGTGTTGCGATATATGAATTCAATGTTCTTGAAAGCGTCAATTAACTCTGGCATTTTATCGGGCGTGAAGAATCTTGGTCGTGGAATCTGCTTTTCCTTAGCTCCGTATACAAAAATGCACCTACTTACGAAGCCCTGCTCCATTTGCTCGGGTGGCAAAATTTTGGCCAGAGTTGCTGGAGTTATGGCTGATAAGATGTTAATTAAGGGTTCTTTAATTTCTATTCCTTGTCTATTGTAATCCGAACCGTCCCATAAGTGGCTTAGGGTTGTGAATAACTTAAACGAGCCGGTTCCCGCAAATGTACTAAATTCACTATTTAATATCAATGGGGTGCTGAAATTCTTACTTCTTACTTTACATTCTATGTTACTTGTGTCTGAATTTAACAGGTCGCTTATATCATCTTCTGGTACTATGTGCTCATACTTAAGTAACTTCTTCTCGAGGCGCTTCTGCTGAACATTGGTGATGCCGGCCATAAATTGAACCAAGCCGTTACTTCCGGCCTCAAGTTCATTAGGTGCTAAAGTAACATAGCTGGGAATTAGCGGCCTTATTGTATTTATCACCGTTGACTTTCTGACTCCGGCGTTGCCAACTAAGAGTATCATCTGATTGGGCCAAATTGTCGTGTCGCCTAATTGAAACGAAACTTCCCGAGCGGCACAAGCAGATGCTATCCCAAGTAAGCTCCATACAAGGAAAAGCTCCGGAGCTTCTGTATATTGGTTGAGTTCAATGAAGCGCTTAATTAACTTGTTGTGTATGCGCATCTTAATGATATTCCTTTCTTAATGGAGGGCGAACCACGAAGGCCGCCCTCGCACTTTACCGTACATTAACTTTAAGAGTTAAGCAGCTACCGGTTTAAGAGCTACCAGCTCAGCAGCCAGCAGCTTAGCTACGTGCGGCGGAATCTGGCACAGCTCCGGGGCGATAGTCTGGCTATCATAAGTGCCGTCGCCGATAGACTCAAGCAACTCAACGAGGCTATCATAGTCATCTGCCCACATCGGAGCCGCAGTCTTAATTACTTCTGCCATCTTAATTTCCTTTCTTATGTTAATTAAGTTAAAACAAATGTACCGGCTTGGTGGTACCATTACATAATAATTCATTTTGTTTAATTTGTCAAGTCAGGCGCTTTCTAAAAGTTCGCTAATTGCCTCGTCCAAATATTCGCGCTCAATTGCCCAGTCCTCGCAAATAATGTTGGTTCTGCGTACTGGTCTAATTGAGAAGTCTGTTATACTAACCGCAGGATACTGGTTGCCTTCGCCAGAGCAGTAGCTTATGCTGCCGTTTAGACCATGCTGGTCAATGTACTGGCACATTTTAAGCATATCATCAGCACTGGCAAAGCGATAAACTTCCTTAACCAGGCCGAATTTTTCCATCCACTCTTGCTGAAGTTTGTAGAAGTCAATTAAGTTTGGAACTTCATCACCTGTGAATATTCGCCTTACTTCGTATTCTGTAGTTGGGATTCCGAAAGTTAATTCGACGACCTCAAAAATATGACCATCAATAACTCTGGTTTGCCAGGCCGGCTTTTTGCCATACTGGCTAATTAACTCCAATGAGTCAATTTCCGTCCCGAATAAATTCGGGTACTTGAGTATTGTGCTGATACAATCATCTAATCTTTCTTTCAGTATGTTTGTCATTTTATAAAGTCCTTTCTTCTAAAGTGTGTAATTTGCTCAGGTCGAAATTTTCGAAGTCGCCTAACTTGTATGTGCTCATTAACCGCTTAGACCAAAAGCGGCCTACTTCACATTCAACGGGTACATGGAACTGGTGGCCATTGTAGTTAATTGGCGCCATCATTTGCTTCATAACTATGTCTAGTAATTGAAGCCGAGTTTCACGAATGAAGAAGACAATGGAGTCGTGTACCTGAACCACGGGAATGAAGTCGCCGGCTTTCAAAGCTTCCTTCATTAACTTGCCATATTCAGGATACTCCATTGAGTCAAATTCCTGAGATCGGCCCTCGAAATAAGTGTTGACTAAGAAGCGGTTCATTAAGCCAGCTGTTCCACCCTGCCCCTTGTAAGCAGCTATCTGGCGCAAAACTCCATCTACCTTTTCTTTATCCATCTTAATTGGGAACCACGTGGTAAATCCGAAGGCAGTTGAGATGAGTCCTTGGTTCGCCGTTTGCTCACCGTAGAGGGTATAGTGCCAGTGAAGTAACTTCGGATATTGCGCCCTATACCTGTGAAGCGCAATTTCACATAACTTAATGAAGTCCTTTGTTACTTTAGGCTTCGGCAGGCCGAGCCGCTCGGCCATCTGCTGAAGTCCCGTTGTGCCGATTTCAGTTAATAGCCTTGCATACATAGTCCTCGCTGTCATGAAGTAGTTTCCGCCGTGGCTAATTGGCTTCACGAGTTTCCTTGCGCTATGCTTATCTCCTTTGTGTGCCAACACCTCTTCGTAAGGAATTCCGAATACCTGACTTGCGTGAACAGCGTGCGTATCTCTGTCATCAGTAACTACCTGAAACATCTTCTCGTCCGTTGAAGCCGCTACGAAGTAGGTATCTGCTTGACTGTAGTCTATGTCGGCAATTAAGTAGCCTTGCGGCGCAACAAAAGCTTCTCGAATTTCGGCCGTAATGTTCTGCAAGTTGCGACCTTTATTGAAGTCCGTTGCCTTGGCGTTGGCTCTCGAGGTAATTGTGCCTGTGGCGTTAAGCTTGCAGCCGATTGAACTGATGTTAAGTAACTTACCAAAGTCGCTCACGAACTTGTTATTCTCTTGGTATTCCTTGAGCTTGTTTGCGAACCACTCAATTAACGGGTGTTGCTTAGCCAGCTGGCTTAGAGTATCGGCGTCCGTGCTCAGGGCCCCGCCTACTGGTGTGGCTTTAAGTAAGTCGTAAAAGATTTTCCGCTTAGTTGCCACGCTGTTGATGTTGAAGTTAGGCAGGGCGTCGGCGAAGATATATTCGAAGAGCGCTTTTACCTTGTTGGACTTAATTGACTTACCCTGAATAATCTGAGTTAAATGCTCGCGGTCAACAGGGAAGCTGTGGAATTGCATTTCCATATAGATTAAGTTCAAGCGGTGAATCTGGCCGTAATTTCGGGGCGCCCACTTGTAATGGAAGTTAATTAACTGCAACATATAAAACAAGTTAGTTAGCGTCTGGAATGAATCGAGGGCACAGTAGCGTAGGTAGCGCTTGTATCCATCGACTGTATGTGGCATTCCGCTTTCCTTAACATCAAGGTCATCTTCCTCACCTCCTCGAATCTCCTCTTTCCAATACTTGTACATTGGGTTGACCGAGCTACTTACGTGCCATAGAGCTTTGCGGCTCAGGGAGTGCATTGAGTAGAAGAGATACTGCGTGTCCCATCTATAGGCCCAAGCTGGGCAGCTATACTTAATTAAGTACGAATTGTCATAGGTGCCATTGTGAAAAACGAACCTAATGGCGGTGTTGCTGTGCAACATTTTAAGTAAGACAAGCTTCTCAAGGTACACTTGAATATTGGATTCACCGAGGCGGTTTCCTGAAGCATACTCAATTAAGTCTACACAGAAACTCAGCGGGGCCTGCGGCTTTGCCAAGTTAATTAGGGTGTATGAGATGCAGGTGATAAGTGAGTTACTGGTTTCAATGTCACAGCCAATTAGCCACTTACAATTTGCTGAACTATTTGTAAGCCACTCAACGAAGGTACGAAGTTCGGCCGTGCTGTAAATTGGCTTGTAGATGAAATTGAACTGCGGGAGGAGGTGGTAGTTAAGTAACACAGCCTTTTCACAGATGTGCTCATAGTGAATGTGGCTAGCTGGGTTGAAGAAGCTACTTATCTCTTTGCAACTCAAGTAAATGACGAAGCTGTTTTCGGCCTCGAGTGAAGTAACTTCCCCTTGGCAGAAGTGCGGCTTCTTGTGGTTGCTCGCATACTTAATGTCATCTGTTATAAAGATGGTTTCCTTGAGGCCCAAAAGTGCTTCTTTGTTAATGAACTTGGTAACCTGATTAGTACCAGTTAGGATTTTGACGGCTGGCTTAGGGAGGCCGAATTTTGTGGCTGAGTTAATTAACATCTGCCCCAGCATTCGGTTAGCTGAATCGTGTGAGCTGATATTTAAGATAATCATCTTGCATTACCTGATTATGCGGTTGGAGTTAAGTGGGTGGGGACAAGCCCACCCACCTGATTTGTTTTTGTGAAATGTTAAGCTTTCGGTTTGTACTCAGTCCAGTCAATCTGGTTTCTGGTTACGCCATCTTTACCATTCTGCTCGAAAACCTTGTGCCAAGTAACCTGGCCGATTGCCGAGTTAATTAAGTCCATCAAAGTTCCTTGAGTCTCTTTGTTGGCCCCAGAGTTCAGGATAGCATATTTTACTTTACCCAAACTTTCAGCGATGTCTTCAGGAGTCTGGTTGAAGATAGGCAGGCTGTAAACCATTTTCTTGCCAATTATCTTGGAGATGTCCATTGAGCTGCTAACATCGGCGGCGTCTTCGATTACGAAGTTAAAGACAATTCGGCTGCAGGTTTCATTGTCAACCTGCTTAACTTCTTCCAATTTAAGCGCATAGGTACCTTTCGGCCACACAAAGTTAGTGGATACTTCCTTAACTTCATTAGAGTTGACGTCCAAGAAATTGATTTCATTACTCATAGTAAATTCCTTTCTTTACTTATAGGTTAATGTTAATATTAATGTTATTTGAGGTGCACTTAATTGAGTGCATAATTGCGGGGCTCACAGGAGCCCCTTAATTTACAAGGTTAGCTTGTTTGAAGTTAGTGCCACTGCTGGGCCGGAGGCTTCGTGGGCAGTTTCTGACTCAATTAACTTGATGTCGTGAATCGGCGCTTCATCGAGTCGGTGGTTGTACTTCTGGAGGATTATGCTCGGAGTTAATTCACTCGACTGGTAAATTTTGGGCTCGAGTTGCCGCCCTCCAATGCCGCAAACTTCTGAAGTTGCTTGAGCTGAAACATAATACTTGCCCGCCCTTGAGTAGAAGTACAAGCATTCATCGAAGTACTTACTTAAAGCCTCTGATGCATTGATGGTAGTTGACAGCGGGTAGATTTTCCGCTCAATTACCTCGCCTGCTTTATTCTTCCTTTCAACTGTCTTAGTGTGTGAAATCACGAAGACCGAGGCCGCTAAGTTGCTGAGCCTGTCAAGGAACTCAAAGAACTCCGTTGAGAGCACTCCGTAATACTGTTGTACTTGACCGTTGTAGAGCTTATCCTTATCAAAGCTACCCATTACATACAGCTGTTTCTCCCTTAACTTGTTGAACATACTTTCCGCGAAGCTGGTAAGTGAATCGAGGATTATTATTGTATGTTCATCAATGCGGCTTGCGTGAATGCAGGTAAATTGACTCCGGTTCTTCAGTAACCGCGCATCTGAAACAACCTCTCCAGTATCTTGGTTGTAGTAGAAATCGCACTTGCTTATCAGGGCATTGACGAATGGCAAGATTGTGATGTGCTGCTCGTCGCGAAGCTGAAAGTAGTCGACTTTATCAAGATGCTTGAACTTGGCCGTTTGGTTGAAGATGATGTTCATTGACTTGTCGCAGTCAATGTAGATGATGTGATAACCTTTGTCAATTAGGTTGAACACATCAGTAACAAAGGTTGTTTTACCGGTCTTGCCCTCGCCAAAGCAAAGGACTTTTATGACTGGTTTCTTATTAAGATATTCACTCAATTTCATTTTAACTCACTTCGTTCGTTAAATTAATCCAATATACTTACGTATCATTCTATTGTGGCTTTGCCACTTGTTATACTCCAAGTACCTTGCGGCGCATATGCGCCACTTCTAGACTCCAAGTACCTTATATATCTTCTTAGTGCTATAGGCTTTCCTTGGGTCTTCAGCTTGTTGAAGAGTTAATTGACATTCCGCACCTGATTGACACCACTCAAAAAACGGGCACCGGTTTCCGTAGCTGACGCAATTGCCGCTTTTGTAATAGGCCGCCGTGCTTAGGCCATTCGACTCAATTAACCTTACAACTTGCCGCAGCCCGTTCATCAGGTTGTCAACGCACTCCGGGGTCTTACTTAGGAACAAAGGATTAATTGCGCATTCGGTTCCTTTGAACCGGCAGATTAAGTAGAGGACCTTAATGCTTGAGATAAGCGAGGTCGATTCCTGCTGGTCGAACCCAAGTAAGTTCAATATGTTAGTTACGTATTCAACAGTTTGCGGGCTCAGGGCATACTTACTTAACTCTTCCTCCTCAGAGCTGGTAGTTGACGAAGTCTTAATGTCGCATACTATGATTTCGCCGGTTGAGCGGTCAATGAAGACCGCGTCTATAAAACCGATATAATTGACTTTATCAAGGGTAACCTTTCTAGGGGCTGGCGCCACGCCGTTTTTGCATTCATTGGTGTGCGCAATTAAGTATGTGGTGTCAACCTTGAACTCAATGGCCGGTTTCTCGTTGATGTAAAGTAAGTCGTAGTTGCTGTTCTCGAACCAATTAACAAGCTCCCTCAAAATGCGGTAGGCTGTTAAGAAGTGGTAATTGCCTTGCATCGCTTTCTTCAACTTAATTGGGTACTTCAACATAAGCACCTTAACTGCTCCATCTAAGTTCCTTGTGATGAGGTAGAACTGGAATGCTTCGTGGACAGCGGTGCCAATTAGCGAGGCTGCCGAGCTGCGGCGTGGCACTTCGAAGTTACTGCACTTACTTAGGACAAAGCGCATTGGGCAGCTTCCGAAGCTACCTAAGGAAGAGTAGCTAATTGAGATGGCATTTCTGCTCGCTTCGCTCGCTTTGCTTTTATTTGCGTCGCTCATTCGGAAGCCTCCATTATTTCAAGGCAATTAAGACAGATGGTCTTAGCCGGCCCGAACTCTTCCTGAGGTTTCAATTCGCCGCAAACCAAGCACTTGACCCAACGAACTCTTGGAGTTAATGAGAACTTGATTACGTGATTCTCCTTGATGAGCTGCAAGCGAGCATACTTCAGGGGCGTTTTTCTGACCGCTCGATTAAGTTCAATTCTAAATTGACGCTCTAGCTTGGGCTGGGCCTCCGGAGCCGAGGGCCAAATTGCGGGGTCAATTAAGCAAGTGCAGTTAATTGCCACAAAGCCATCGGCATCGGCCTCGTTGACTGCTGTAAGAAGCTTGTGTTCCAAGGTGGCAAAGGAGCCATTGATGTTAATTACCTTGTTGCACCATCGCCAACAGGTAGCCTTACGGCTACTATGTGAGCCAACTGCTGTTGCTTTCTTGTATTCTGCTAATTGACTTTTAGCTTTAATTAAGTTTGTTTCTCCCTTTGAAGCTTGCTTGACTTCAACAGGCATAATTAACAGTGAGAGCAGAAAAGCGGCCTCGCGGTAATCGACGGCCTTGATTCGCCAACTTACTGAACTAGTTAAATGTTTGTTGATATATTGCTTTATCATGTCAATCGTGCTTAGTGCATAATAGTGGCTTAAAGCAACTTCGACGTAAAGGCGCTGGGCACCGGGGTTGCTTGCTATGTGGTGCTCAATTACCGGAATCAGCGTGGCGCCACAATAGTCCATTAAGTTGTTTTCTCCTACTGCGCTTAGCTTGAGTGTCTGATTAGATGTCGAGTTCATTGTCTAGGTCCTCCAAAAATGCAAGTTGCTTAGCTTTGTTGCTCCGTTTTTCGGCCGCTTTTTCTTTACGTGCTGAGCTAACTGCCGACTTCGTGGCGTACAAGCGGTCGAATGAGTTAATTAAGCTACGCATATCCTTAGGTTGAACGCAGTTCAGAACCTCGGGATTCTCCTGGAGCCGCTCCATTATAGCACTTACTGTAGTGTCAATTTGCTTCAAGTCAATGGACTCTTCTATCTTGCCAAGTTCATTGTGAACCAAGGATAATAATTCGCTTTGCTCACTGTTAAGTTGCAGGGCTGCGTCGGCCGCTTCCTTGGAGTAGAGGTCAATTAAGTCCGCCAATGGCGGCATCGCTTCAATGCGGTTCATATAGTCAATCGAGTCCTCGAAGTTGGCCAGCGCTGTGAGGTCGGTTGACCACACCTGAGCTGCTTGGACGGCACTAAGTGGTGCACTTAGTAAATTGACTTCCTGTTTTGCGGCCGGAGCCACAGGCTCATCTTGCTTAACTGCATTTGACATAGCTGGGCCACCAGCTGGCAGTGTGTTAAGTAATTCGTTTAAGCTAATCATCTTTGTCTGTTTCCTCTATGTAAAGGTTTATTATTCCGTTGTTATTATACATCAAGTCAAAGTATAAGTAAACAAAATCTTTGACTGAATGAACTTCCTGCCGCGTTATAAGTCCATTGCGACTGAATGTTACAACTATCTTAAAGGGCTGCTCTTGGCGACGCTCAATTAACTTGATATGTCGCTTAACTTCTTTCAACTTAATTGGCATGGGCTGCGCCCTCCGGAGATTCGTCGCTGGCTTCGCTGTATCTGATTAGCTTCTGCTCAACCCAATTAACCTCAATGCCCCAATCATCGAAGAAGCAACAGGGGTAGCTATAGGGCTGCTGTGCAAGGCACTCGTGAATGTAGTGGCTAAGCTCCCTTCGAGTTACCTTGAGTTTCTCCGAGGCAATTAAGTTGTAAACAACTTTGTGGTGCCGCTGTTTCAGGTGGGTGTCAATTACCTCGAGGTTCCCGAAGCAGATTTTAGAGCCATGCTCGAGCCGGAAGTTAATTAACTCTTTCGCCGGAATCAGCTTTAGCATTCCTTGAGTCCATCTAGCTGGGTACTTACTGAAGCAAGCACCTTCTGGGCCGCTGCCTGTGATAACTGGGTGCACGGAGAAGCGAGTGATTTCATTGAGTTTCATAAGTTCCTTGAGTGCCTTGGCAAAATCGCCAATTGAAGCATAGACGCGAAAGGCCAGCTTAGCTTTCCTGTATGCTTTAACTTCTTCGGCTAGTCTGACGGAATTTGGGGCGGCTTTCCGCTGGGTGAACTTGCTTGACTTGGAAGTTGCTTGACTTGACCGTTTTTGCGGCTTGGAATATCTAGTTATTGTTGTCATCTTAATTGTCCTTTCAGTGAGGCTAGTGGCTAAAGCCACGTTTGTGAATTGAGTGAATTGTTACTGGTGTTATGTTGTTGAAGTTACTTGCTATGCGCTAGCATCGTTATTCGTAACCTGGGCAGTGGGCATTACTGCCCACTTGCCTTAGCTTCAACTAAGTAAGTCTTGCTGGCGATTACCGGTTTAATTAAGTTGCCATCTCGATTAACATGTTCGCACTTAATTAAGAGTTCAACTCGAAAACCGGCTTCGAGCTTACTGCGCATTAAGTCGTCGATTCCAGAGCCGAGGATTACACGCTTCGAAGGCAATGTAGTCCCATCTGGCAGCACGGTTTCGGCAGTGCAACAAGTTACTTGAGTTATGATTCGGCCCCTCGTTGTGTAGTTGTAGGCGAATGAAGTTACTTGAGCCGGAATGAACACAGGGAACTTCAGGGCCGCGACTCGGCTTGTGCGCTTGCTTGGGATGAAAGAGCTACTTGAGTCATAGAAGACAAAGCCCTCCCAGTGGCGCTGACGCAAGACAGCTCGTAGGGTGGTTTCGCTGTATTCCAACATAATTAAGTCCAAAGTCCCAAGCGGGCTCGCTGCCTGCTGCTCGAAGCTCATTCCCGAATTCCACTTAATTAAGTTCTGATAAGAACCGTCAAGTGGGTTGCGGCGAGCTGCATTGAACATCGCGAAAGGCAGGAAGTCAAGCTGCTCTGTTATGACTTTGCGGCGTAGGGCACTGGAAGTTAATGGAAAGTTCTGATGTTCGCCGGCCACGGTGAGTTCACCCAAGACAATTATACCTTCGTAGCTGTTATTGCTGTTTGAAGTTCCTGTTGAGTTCATCGCTTTAATTGTGATGTCCTGTAAGGAGTAGCTGAGGAACTCTAGAACCTGATTGAGGTTCTTCAGCTGGGCGGCTTCGAAGGTGTAGCTTAGCTTGGCTCGGCCAGCGAAACAGAGCTTCTTAATTGAAGTGGAAGCGTCAAGTAGGTCAAGCAAGGGAATTGCGGCGTAGAAGCCGTTGGCTTTTTCCACGAGCCGGATTATATCTGCTTGTGCTAATTGAGAATCTGACTTAATTAACTTCAAAAGTTCGGCCGCGGATTCAACGTGGAGTACTTTCTGAGTGTGCGTTGCGCACGGTGTTATGTTGTTCATCTTAATGTCCTTCCATTATGCCTTACGGCATAAAGTTGTTAGTTGATTTGCTGTTATTTAGGTTTCGATTGTTGCAGTTGCAGTTGTTGTGGCTAAGCCACTTGTTAAGGAAGTCCTCAATGTAAGCGGCGGTTTCGCTGTCTGAGTTACTTGAGATAAGATTCTCAATTTTCTCCTTATCCGAAGAGCCGGGCAGCTGGCGGTTTTTGAGCTTGGTTAAGCCACTCTTGTTGTAAATTACCCAAGCAAAGTCAGAAGCCCGAGTCAAGGCGGTGTAGGCGTATTCGTTGTTAATTGAGTTGCCATTTTTCCAGTCAAGTAAGTTGATGATGCACCGCTTGTACGTTGAGCCTTGCGCTTTGTAGCAAGTGATGGCGTTGGCGAGGAGCAAGTTACTTATCTCACCTATGGTGCTCAAGCTGATTTGACGTAAAGTGCCATAGATGTCAATGAACTCTATAGTCAGCGTATGACTAGCTTTCTTTGAGAAAAAGCCCTCTTCATCGGCGCTGTTTTGTGAATCCCCTGACGAGGCGCTCTGTTGGGCTGACTGCTCAATTAAGTTGTCGAGTTCATCGGGGCTGAGCTGTGCTTCTCTTCGCAAAGTATCTTGTTGCTGTGTTGTGCCAAAGGCACTTGTGCCACCAGGCACCACGTCTGAATTAAGTTGCATCTCAATTATGCGCCCAGTTGTCCCATTGATGTAGCCGTCTTCGTAATTATTCTTCGTGAACATCACGTTGTCGCCGACGCCGAGTAACTTAATTGCCACGCCGCAAAGCACTGCTTGCTTAGTTACGCCGAGATACTTGTTGAGCCGCTGATTGAGAACCTCTTGTCCAGTAGCTCCAACGTTAGTCGGGGTGATAATGCAGTCCTCTTGTTCATTGAAGCGCAGGTGGTATTTCTCGTTAATTAACTCAATAATCCGATATAGGTCAAGGTAGTTTTCGGCCTTGATGAATTTAACGTTCTTGAACTCCTTAGCTTTGATGGCCTGTTGCAGGGCAAGTAGGTTGGCTGACTTGAAGAGGTGAGCTGCTTGGACGATGTCATTCCCATCAGCTTGCCGGTGCACAGTGGTAAGATAATTGAGTGAGCAGCCGGAATGCGCCCCGAAGTAAGCTAGGCTTGTCTTGCCGATGACTGGCTGAAGCTGGTTGATATCGCCAACGAGAATTAACTTATGCAAGCTGTGCAGGTCGAGGGCTGCGAGAGTCTGGAGCATAAGTTCGTTAGATACCATTGAAACTTCGTCGATGATTAACACTTTGGTGTCAATTCGCTTGTTTGCTGCATTAAAGGTTGGAACGAATCGGCGGCTTAGGCGGTATCCGCAGGGCTTGCTTGGGTCTGGTATCTCAATGGACTCGGGTACAAATTGCAGCCACTTATGTAAGGTCAGGCACTGGGGAATGAAGGGCGCTAGGGCCGGGTCTGACTTAATTGACTTGATGATGTTAAGCACCGCCTTGCCCGTAAACGCACAGAGGAAGATACTTGAGGCATCAAAGTTAAGCAACAATTGCTGCAAAACAGCCTTCAATGTAAAGGTTTTCCCAGTACCGGCGGCTCCGGTTAGGATACTTAATTGACTCAAACAGATGTTGCGCACCGCTGATTGCTGGCTTGAATCGAGGGAGTTGCTGAGGGTGCTGGTGTTAATTGTGTTGCTACTAAGCGCTGAAGGCAATGAAGTTGCCGGAGCTGTCGGAGTGATTGAAGGCAACGAAGTTATCTGAGATGCCGAAGGCAACGAAGTTGTGTTAGCATCAATTAAGTTGTCCTGTGCCAACGAAGGCGTCGAAGACGTTGAGCGTTGCTGCTCGATAAGAGCACACAGGGAATCTAATGTAATGGGCATTTAATTATCCTCTTTAATTAAGTTAGGCGACTAACGTCGCCGGTTGGCAAGTCAAGTAAGTTTTGTTGAAGCGAGATGTTAATCTCGCTTCGATGTCAAGAAAAAAGTGTTAATTAACGTCAAAAAACCAGTTGGTAGGAAAAATCGTAACGCGCGTCCAGTCGGTAATTAAGTTAAAAGTTGATCAATGTACTCAGATTTTGAATACCTTGAGCAAAAAATAACCTAATTACCGACTGAACAGCCCCCTAGTAACTTCAAAGTTAGACAAAATTTGCACCCATTCTAGACAAAAAATCTTTCGTCTAAATTGAGTGCAAATCTGAGAGTTAATTGCCTTCGACTAAGTTAAGTAGGTGCTTATTTATGATGAACGACGCGAAGCAAGTGAATCATAGGTCAAGGTCGTTGTCAATTAAGTCTGCCATTTTAAGCACCTTCTGGGAAAAACTAGCTTCATCAGCTTCAACTGATAGCGCCTTAATGAACATCTTCAAGTTAGTTTTTTGTGCTTGCACTTGCTTGACTCGCTGTTTGCGCCGCTCAACTAACTCTCTTTCTGCTAAGCTAGCTCGACGCTCTGCGCGCGCCTGTTGCTGCTTGCGGCGTTCTGCCTCAAACTGCTTGATTCGCAAGCTTTTGCTAGCCGTTTCGGTGGTTAGCTTGTCAATTAAGTTCGATAGAATAGCCGGGGCGGCTTGCGGATTTTCGGTTAATTCAGAGCCGTTTACGCTAGCCGTTGCGCTTGCGCTATCCGATAACAGTTTAATGTAGTCAATGATAGTCAATCGTGGCAAGTATTGCAAAACGGCGGTAAAGCCGGAGCGGATTTTGTCAGCGGCGTCGATTGAACAATCGGTTGATTGTGATGTGTTAATTAAATTAAACAAGTTAAGCAAGGCGGATTTTTCTGGCGGTAAATCGGACAAATCGATAGTATAACAGTTTGTAGCAACGTATTCCGCAATAGTGGAAAAATCCGCTAGCGTAAATTGAGATAGCGTTTTAAGTTGGGGCTTTTGAAAAGTGTGGAGATTGTAATAGATGGTTGTGCTTTGATTAAAAGTATTTAAGTTTGTCATTTTAGTGAATCCTTAATGTGGTTGTTAGTTGTGATTGTGTGTGATTGTAGTGTGGTTGTTTGCTTGCGTTTGCTTGCTTAATTAACTGTTACTATTAAAGGTTGTAGCTTAGAGCAAGAAAAGAGGGGCTTTTCAAAAGCCCCTCAATTATTGGAAAGTAATTAGATGTCGAGGTCATCTTCATCAATACTTGTTTCAACTTTACGATCAACCGCTTTCGCAGCCAGGGCAACGGCGTATCCGATGTAGTCATCAGGCGTAAAGGTTACCCCGTGCGCAAAATTCACTGCATTAGGTGACTGCTTTTCACAATGCCACTTAATTAAAGCCCGGATATAATCCGCAACCGCAACACTTTTGCCTTTCACTTGCGTGTTGCCCAAAATCAAATTTGCCGTCTGTAAATCAGCAAGAAAAGTTTTAATTGTCTTCTCATTAATCAAACTAGCTTTTGCCGGCATATTAGCTTTTAAGCTAACTACAAGTGCTTTAACAAGCGCATTGAAAGGCTTGCTAAGCGGGTTTGCTTGAGCGTTCCCGCCGTTTTGGGGCGTGAGTATGTCGACAATGTTATTGAGGTTAGGCAAAGTCAGCAACTTCCTGATGTAGTTAGAAAGGAAGTACTTTTCCACAAACTCCCGGCAAATGTCATTAAGTCCAGCAACTTCCATAACGTCCGGTATGTTAGTGTATAAGACGTCGTATTTGCCTTGTTTGTCCTTAATTAGACGGCAGGATAAGTTACGGTTAGAAAAGCCGTCAATTATCCGGACAGACACGCTTTTAGCTTTCTCACCTGCGACAGTAGCGGTCAAATTGCCATTGTCATCGGTGGCAACATGTACGGCATCACCCGTTCCGAGCTTGTTTAATTCGTTCAAAATTTCTTCTTTTTCCATTTTTCAATATCCTTTTAATTAAAAGTTAGTTTATGTTAGGCGGCTTTGCCGCCGGGTTATTTAAGGTGCGCCAAATTGACGCAATATGTAATCATGTCTTCTTTTCCTTTCTTATCTGTTTACATAAGGTATTCTAACAAAGTTCAATTTTATTGTCAAACGAAAAGTTAAGCAAAATACCAAAAAATTTTGCCTTGGCAAAGGGGGCTATTGTACCCCCAAAGACAAGCAAGGGCTCCGGCGTATATAAATGTACCCTCAGCAAATTCGCAAGAAAATTGTAAATTCCAGACAGCTGATACTTAATTAACACATGAATCTAAATTTCCCGGATACAATCTAATTAACTGACGCAAGTTCGAGGCCGGTTTTCCTGTGGGCTGTTAATTAACTCCGAAGCAGCCAGAGCGGCTTGCCGCGAAACTCGAGTAACCGGCTAATTTGGGCCTTCGGATATCTTAGTAGTTAATCCGAGCTACACAATCCCGAGGTCGTTTTTGACGGGAAAGTTAATTAACTTTAGTCAGCGCTGCTTGCCAGCGGCCTCGAATTATCCGGCCATTGGGTTTACTGTCGTTTAATAGTTTACCACATTGACATTTGCAGTATTATTTGGTAAGCTAGCTAAAATAGGAGGAATCAAGCAATGACTTTAATCAATGAAGAACCCGAGTGCCGCAAAACCACTAGGGTGTTACTGGCCAAAATGAGCGCTGGGGCGCTAATGGCCTTTTGTGAGTTACTTGAGCGGGGCGAACTGGGGCAGGGCGATGAACTTGTCTATGTCAATTTGGGCTTCGAATGGCCAGAACAGGAGCAGGCGGCCGAAGCACTCAAGGCAATTTGCAAGGAGAAGCTAATTAAGTTCACCGAGCTGCAAGGCCACCTTGAGTATGAAATGCTACACAAGTCCATAGAGAAACTCTACAGACCCAGAGATGCTTCACGGAATCTCCAGTGGCAGGGCTTCGTGCAGCGGTTGCAGCGGGGCCGCGGCTGGTGCGGAGGTAAATTGAGATGGGGCGAGTCAATTAAGTGGCTCCTCATAAACCGGTACCTCAAAGAGCAGTACTTGAAGAAAGTTACTCAAGAGCAACTAGAACTGCACTTAATTTTCGGCTGTACATCGGAGCGCTCGGCTGAGTTGACTCGAAGCCGCCTTTCAGTCCCAGTGCTCAAAAACTTCAAGTTAATTAACCCCAACATCGCCGAGGGCCGCAGCAAGGCTTATTGCGTAGAGTGGTTAAGTAGGCGCGGTTGGGCAATAGGGCGGCTTTACACGGCGGGCCTAATTAAGCCGGGGTGCTGGTGCTGCCGCAGTAGGAACATCAAGGAGCTTAAGTTGATTAAACAAGAGTGGCCCGAAATTTGGCAGAAGCTCCATCAACTTGAGAAGTTAATTAAGGAACCCTACTACAGGACGCCTCGGGGCTGGGCGCTGCTTCAAGATGTTAATTACAAGGCCACAAAATTCACCTTAAGCAACATAAGCAACAAGGCCAATAGTAGAAAGGGCAAGAAAGATGGAAAGTAATGAAAACAGCAATGTTGAAAATGCTAATGTGAACGAAGTGAACACCGGCGGAAGCATTTGGCAATCACTTAACTCAGGGTCGCGAAGCAAGTTGGTGCAGTTAATTAACTCCGGAATGCCCACCGCAATGATGGCCGACTTTTTGAACCTCGAACCTAATCAACTAGCCGAACTCCTAGAAGTTCCTGAGCTTAAACAGTTAATTGCCCAGCAGGAAGCGGCTGAGCGCCTGAACTCGGCAGACGCCTCAAGTAAGTGGGACGAAGTCGAGGTGCTAGCTTTGAAGAATGTCCTTGGGGAACTTAATTCACGGCCAGACCCGGTTTTCGCCCTCAAGGCTGCGGCGGTTGCAAATAAGGCAATTAGGTCGCATAAAGGCAAGCAACAGGCTATGCAGCAACTGGTCGAGGGAGCTAAGACTATCACGTTGCAACTTAATCAGCAGGTCGTCAATGCTCTTGTAAATGCGGGGCCAGCGGCGGAGCCGACAGCTCAATTAGCCACCGCTGTGCAAAACATCTCAAGTACCTCAAGCACCTCAGGTGCCGCCAGCAAAGTCCTTGATGTATTCACCGCTAAGGACATGGAGCGACTTGCTCGAGGCGGTTCTGAGATAGAAGCTTACTTTGAACCTGTGCAGCAAGCGGAGGCAACGAGCCCAGCCGGCATTGAGATGCTCAAGCAAGTTGATGACTTAATTGACTTGCCATCAAGCGCCACCGGAGAATCCAGATGAATCCAGACGAGGCTAGAGCAGCTAGTGAAGTAGCTGGTGGAATAGCCGGAATATTAAATGAACCAAATATGCGAACGCAGTGAGCAGGGAGCGAACATGTTATACGAAGTTAATGCACAAGAATTGCGGCAGACGCTGCTTGGCAGCGAAGCCGCATACATTCAATTTGCTTTAGGAGCTCAAGCAGGTGATGACCTCTTGCCCACGCCGGAGTTCCATTTGCAAATGTTCCGGCTTTTTATTGATGAGTCAATTAAGAGGGTCTGTGTTGCTTGCCCACGGTCGCACGCCAAGACCACGATTGCCAAGATAGCCATTAGCCGGTTAATTCACGGTGCCACTTCAGATATGAACATTGGGTACCTGAGCCACAGTAGCCCGCTTGCCACAAAGGCGCTAATGGACATTCGGAACTTAATTTGCTCTGAATCTATGATGGCGGCTTTTGGAGTACCCAAGTTCATTAAGGAGCAGCTTGACCGAGGCGAATACAGCTTTCAGCTCAATGGGCACACATTCAATATGAGCAGCTTTGGTGCAAACAGCCAGATTCGAGGCTACAATGTTAATAACCGCCGAATTGACGTGCTGTTAGTTGACGACCTCGAAGACCGCCAAGAGAATGAATCCGAAGTCCTCTTCGACAAACTCAAGCGCTGGTTCTTCTCCGACTGCATCAAGGCGCTGAGTCCTCAGGGGCGGTTAATTATGTTGGGCAACATCGTCAACAGGAACAGCATCGTCAACGAGAATTGTGCAAGCCCGAAATGGGCGTCAATTAAGTTGAGTGCTCTCAAGCAAGACGGAACCCCATTGTGGCCAGAGCTTAACAGCTTTGCTGACCTCATAGCTGAATACAATGAGTATGCCAGTAAGGGCTTAGCTGGGCAGTGGTGTGCCGAAATGCTCAATGACCCCGTGGCCGCAAATACGCTGTCAATTGACTTGCAGCGCATCACTCGAAGCCCTAAGGTTGACCCAGAGTCAAGTGAGCACGAATATGGATTCATCACAATTGACCCGGCAATCAGCCAAGCGGCCTGGGGCCACGCTCAGACAATGGCAGTTCATTGTTACTACGAAACTCCAGCTCCCCATTGGCAGATAGTCGACTCTCGGGTAGCTTATGGAGAATCGCCAGTTGCTTTGTACGCCGCAATGCAGGATATGTGCAGTAAGTGGAATGTCTCAATTGTGGGCTTCGAAGCTGAAGCGTATCAAGCATCTTTGAAATCGATGTTTGAGTACATGGACTCAGTGAATGGCAGCAGCGGTTTAATTGACTATGTCCCGCTAAAAACGCTCAAGAAGAGTAAAGCCTCTAGGATAAAATCTTTTGTTGACTTACTTTACCAAGGCGTATATCATTTAAGTGATAATGATAATTTAACCATTACTCAGCTACTTGCCTTTGACCCGACGCGCAAAGACAATTCAGATGATTTAATTGACGTAGAGGCCTATGGCTGCCAGATGCTTGAGATGCACCTTGAGAAAATCAAACAGGCCAAAAATCGGAAGTTAAGTAAGTCCGGATACTCAAGTGAGTTGTTACAGCGAATCGCGGCAGCAAGTAGTTTATAAACAGAAAGGTACCTAATATGTTTACACCAGTAGAAAACTTTAAGGCTTATAGTGAGTCAAGGGAGTTGCGAAGTTACTGTAGCCACTTCGTAGGTATGTGCAGCGACTCGACCAACGACCTAGTGCACCTTTGCGGCAGAGTGTTAATTGACTTGTATGGCCGAAGCGGGGTAATTGACCGTTATGACGGAGTAACTCGGAGTGGCTCTTTGGGCCTCGGCAACATACAAGAGCTCGTAAGCCGGATTACTCGATACGCGTTAAGCAAGATGAAAAATCGCAATGATATTAAGCTGCCGCTTGCTGCAACACAACTTAATGAGGCCGCTTCTGACCTCGTCAATTTACTTATAAGTTCCAACGACAGCTACACAGCTTTTGGCAACCCGAACAACCAGAAGTATGTAGCAGCAGTGGCGGAGCGTATGAGTCAGGACTTCACTAGGTTCGACCATTTCAATGTGTTACTTCAGGCGTTCAAGTGCATACTCCATTATGGCATTGCCGCAGTGGAGGCTCGTTGGGATAAGGACTCAATTAACCAGTTCAACGTCGAGGGCGTCACGGAGAATCCGGCGTTCGGCGTGAATCTGAAGTTAATTAATCCTGGCTGTCTGTACTTCAGTAAATTAACTGATATGCGCTCTTTCAGTGAATGTGGCGACTTCTGTGCTTACGTCGAAAGCATCGCCAAAACAGACATACTCAATCAAGCGCTGCACCCCGAAGTCGGCGACAAGGAACTTTCTGAGTTACTTGAGTGTAGCAGAACAGCCGGCTACCGAGCCGTTTTTTCAATGAACAACCCAAGGGACTTCAAGTACATACTTGACTTCAACCCCTTGCCCAATGACACTGAACGTGATAGCGACATTACAAGAGAGAACTTCATTAACAAGACAACTGTCTATGTGCGCGTTTGCCCTGAGTTACTTGGCTTCAAGCTCCCTGGGCTAGAGCCGCTTACCAAGACACTGCTCAAATTGACTTACATTGGCCAGACGCTAGTTAATGCAGAAGTCAGTTCCAATGGAGTCATCCCTGTGGTTGTGGCTCCGGTATTCCCTGGAGTTGCTCCGGCCGAAAATCTCACTCCGGTTCAATGTTTCATAAACTTCTTAATTAACACTAAGCAGAAAGGCGACCGGAAGAAAGTTTATGGCCTTAATTTCTACGACCGCAATCGCATATCACTTAATGAAATCACCAAAGCTAAGGAGGCTGATGAAGAGTGCCCGTGGATTCCAGTGTCGTCTGAGCCTAATGAGTCACTTGGCTCTGCAATTATGCACTTTAATGATGCACCGGATACACAGCACATCCTAAGTGATATCAACCAGATGAAGAACATAATGCAGATTATTATGCCGACTGACCAAGCTAGCTTAATGAGCAGCCTCGACAGAGCAACTGAGTGGCAGGCCAAAAAGGCACTTGAGACGTCGGGCAAGGCTACGAAGTTAATGGCGCGCCAAATTCAGGCGATGTTAATTACGCCCTTGAAGTCAATTCACATCCAGACGATTTTCGACCACGAAGCTACCCTGATGGTCAAAGACGACCAAGGCAATGATGTTCCGACAGCCGTAGGCGAGTTCAGCGGCCGCGGCGTTATGTACTCAATTACCACTGCTATGACCGGAGTCGATAGAGATATAAAAGCTCAGCAGATGGATACCTTTATCAATAAGTTAATCCAGTTGCCACAAGTTGCCCAGGAATACGACTTAACTAAGTTGTTCGATTACCAGAGCAGCTTGACAGGGCACCAAATTGACTTCAGTATGTTCAAGAAAGAGTCACCGATTGACTCATTGCCAATCCAGCAAAGGAACTTAGCTTACCAGTTACTTCAGCAGGCTATGGCACAACAGCAACAGCAGCAGGAAATACCTGTTGACCAAAACAGTCAAAACATTTAGAATAAAGGAGTAAAATAAATGGAAACTGAAAACGAACAAGTAAACGATGATGCCGGGTTTTTGGCCAGACTCAAGCAAGTCTTTACGTCAAGTCAACCCGAAGCGCCGGAAGAACTTAATCCGTTCAAGCAGGTGCCGCCGGCTCAAGCAAGTCAGCAAGCAGCACAGCAGAGTGCACAGAGTGCGCAGCAGGGCCAGCAGCAAGCGAACTCGAGTGATGTATTCAAGCAGTATGTAGCGAAGCAGAACTTCCTTGACGGTGTTGAATACGATGCCGCCGAGCTGATGCAAGACCCAAGTAAGTTGGGAAACTTCATTAACTCTGTTGCACAGCGCGCTTACGGTAAAGCCCTGTATGATGCAACCAGTGTAATTGACAAAGCCATTGAAAACCGCCTTAATGCTTACGACAGCAATGTCAGCAACAAGATTCAGGCGGCCGTTTCAAGTAGGAGTCAATTAGACAAGGCCACTCGGGAGATTCCATTGATGAAAGACCCAAGTGCCGCCCCGATTATTACGCAGGTAATGAAAGGGTTTTTGCAGCAGGGTAAGTCGCTTGATGAGGCAACTGAAGCAACTAAGACATTTTTGCAGGACTTTAGCAATAAGCTCTCAAGTAAGAGCGCCGATGAAAAAGCGGCTGACAAGCATCGTAAAGACCTTGATGGCCTCTTCGGTAACTTGTTGATTAGTAAGTAAATTTAACAAAGGAGTAAATAGATGATTCCAGGAATCTTTTCATCTCAAGGAGGTATCAATGCTGAGCGGCTTGATAGCTTCAATAGTAAATTGTTCCGGTCTCAGCTGGCCGGTACTGCCCCGATATTCGCATTGAGTTCGGGTTCTGCTCAGTTTCAGCTGACTTCCAAAATCCACTACTGGTTCATGAAGCAGCCGTATAGCTCGAAGTTAATTGCCTCGGCTGCGGCAAACAACACAGCAACCTCCATTACAGTAGACAAAGGTGCTGTGGTTGAACCGTCTTCGGTGATTATTAAC